GGAGAACCTTAATACTGTCCATACACTCCAGACTGGTACAACCGCAGGTAAATACTTCAAACAGAAAATTGCTCCGATTGTTGCTAACGTCCACCCGTCTATTTTCCCAACAATAGAGAGAGACACTCTAGGTACGTCTACCCTCCTTAGGTTTAAAGATATAAAAGGTATTCCCAGAGGTGGTTATTATGAAATTACGTCGGCAGGGTCTAACTCTGTGCGTTCTGGGACTGTCTCGGTATGGTTATGTGATGAGCCTAGCGAATACAGGAACCCAGAGGCGGTAGAGGATGCGGTGTCTGGCGCTATTTCATCTTATGCATGGTCATTTACTGCATATATTGGTACGTTCTCTGACCGCCTTTCAGACTATTTCTTGAACAAAATTAAGCTCGCACTAAGTAATCCAGAGGAAATAGAGCTTATTTTTATACCTTGGTTTTTAGTTTATGGTCGTGAAGGCGATGGGCTAGGCATTACTGAAGATAAGTTGACCGAATATGATAAAGAGGTGATTATACCAGAGATGCGTAAATGGGGCATCCCACAGAGTGAGTGGTTCGACAAAATTGGGTGGTATCATACTCGTGCATTGCGAACTTCTAAAATGAGGTATGAGTTCCCTAGTTCCATAGATGACATCATCAATATGACTTCGGATAGGCTGGTGTTTGATGAACAATCTATTTCTAATCAGAAGAAAAATCTGTTGGCTGGGAAGCCATATCGTATTGTTACAGATATTGCTACTGGAAAATCAGAGATGAAAGAAACAGACGTATCCCCGTTGACTGTTTTTAAGCAGCCTATTTTGGGTCATACTTATCGTATAGCTATAGACCCGATAACTGCGCAAAGTGATGACACAGATAATTTCGTGATGATTGTTATGGATATGAATAAACATGAACAAGTGGCTGTTTTCAGAGACAGAGGATTGCAGGACGAAGATTATGCCGACTGGGCGGTGTCTATTGGGACGATATATAATAAGGCACAGCTTTGTCCAGAGATTAATGTAGCTAACGGATTTGTCGTGGCTGTTAATGCCAGGAGGTATTATAGGTGGTACTATCAGGATAAGAAGAATAAAGCTAGCCGTCTCCCGGGGATTCGTACTACCGTTAGCACAAAAGAAAAAATGATAAGCTCGCTCGCTGCATTGTTAGACAGAGATAATCTTATCATTCATGATGCATATACTATAGATGAGTTTATGAATTTTGTGAGAATAGTCAAAAATAGGACTGATGGAACCTCTTACGTAAGATTCGCTGCAAAAGCTGGCCATCATGATGATGATATCGCTGCTTTGTGGATATATGCTGGTAGCCTTGATATGCGACAGATTGAAGGGAGAAAACGAAGTGGCTTTGCGATTATTTAGGAAAGGCCTTTTTTGGAGAATAATAACACCAATAGGTGTGTCTAAACAAAGGTTTTTGACTAAAAGGTCTGCGCAAAAATGCATCGATATGCAAGATAAACATGGTGTTCCAGTGGTAAAATATAATAGAAAGGAGAAAAATGGATTTAGCAAAAGATATAGTAGATAAGTACACTACAGAACAGATTATAGCTTATCTAAATAAGGCATTAGGTGGTGTTGTCAAGAACTACAATACTGGTTTGAAGTTTGGCCGTCCAGAATTTCTGTGGAGTAGTTTCGTTGATATCGTGCAAGCCAAAGAGATACTTCGTGAGATGAAAGAGCGAAATGACGCTCGTGAAGCAGCAAAACAAATGTGATACAATTTAGATAGCATGCATCACCGGTAATAAGTCGTGCCGTAACCTAGATACGAAAAGGAGGAAGCGATGTACCTCACCCAACACTCTATTCCACCGCACTAGGACCGAGTGGATTATGATGCGGATATAGCTCTGGTGAGCTGGGGAGCCTCATAAACTCTCAGGCGGTAGTTCGATTCTCCGGTCCGCAACCAGATAACTAATAAAGAAAGGATTCCAATGGAAAATACTCCAGAGGCGCCCACCACAGCTCCGGCTGAGGCGAGTGTAGCAAATCAACAAATTTCTAACGAACCAGCACAACCTGCTGAGCAACCGGCTATAGATATGCATGGTTTTTCTCAAGAAGATTTAGCTGGCATGCGTCGTTTTATTGATAATAATGGCGGCTGGGACGCTATTAAACAAAAAATAAGCGCACCAAAAAGTTATCAACAGCCAGGACAACAGGTTGATTACCAAGAGCAGCAACAAACGCAACAAGTGCAACCCACCTCACAACCAGTTCAGCAACAGCAGTATTATCCTCCTAATGGGGCTATTACAGCATCTGAATTTTTAGCTGAACAATATTTCAAATCGCTCGCCGGTGAAGAAAAATACGCCAATATCTCAGAAGGTGTTAGAAACGGTGATTATCTAAAAGAAATGTCTCAATTTGGCATTCAACCGCTTAACCCAGATGGTTCTATCAACGATAACAAAGTTAGGATGTACCTTGATCTTAAGGCACAGACTGTCCCAGCCAAACCAACTGAATCTGAGCCAAATGCTTCGGCTGCCCCAACTGTCTCTTATACTGAAGTAGGAGAGAAAATCTCTGATATCAACCAAGCATATAAGGTATTGATGGAGCCAGGAAATCCAGGAGCACAAAAGGCTGAAGAGTTTATCAAAAACTTCCTAAACAAGAAATAATTTGGTATAATGAGAAGTGTCTCCTTTCAATGGCCTCCAAGCTTTTGAAGGATAGTTGTTATGAAAAAATACCCGACTCGCTTATTCTCAACTGGGTATTTTTTCTTGTTTAATATTGCAACTGTTATAATGTAGGTATGAACGAAAATTATGACCCAGCTTATTGGAAAGACTCATGTCCAAAAGTTGATTGTAGAAAAAATAGTTGTAAATGCGGCTTGAAATATATAAATATACCAGTCGCTTTGGAAAAAGATTTTGTCCCGGAAAAAGGGGCTTATTGCAACGCCATTGTGGAATATGAGGGCAGTGGCGACGTATACATTTATAGCAAAGAGGGCATACCGATTCTAGTAAGGAGTGGGCATGCCTCTTAAAAGTAAACCTGTGTATATAGTGAGGCCAGACGAGACTTATTATTGTGGCCCAGGTTTTGTCCCGTATTATTATGAAGAAGAATTAAAAGAGAAAGGATTAAAATAATGGCTAGTGGTGATACTAAAACTGAAAGCTATTTGCGAGTAGCCGCAGAAGGCACCCGTGCTGATTTGCCTTCAGACTCCTGTTGCAACACAAAAACTCAAAATCTTATTCTTGGCGTTGCTAATAGAATTATGGACGTTGAGGATGAGGTAGAAGAGCTCAAAAATAACCCAGATGTAGCCGACATTGTGGACACATATCAAGATTTGCAGAATTACGACACGTCAACGTTAACCGATAAAGATATCATTCGTGTCTTAAACGACAGCACACACAACAATATGTCTACGTATTATCGGTATAGTACCGCTACTGGTGAATTTGCATATATTGGTGCTCAACACCAAATCCTGTTGTGGTACAGACTACCGGACAATCTATTACTGATGTAATGAGTCAAAAAGCAGTTACAGATATAATCGGAGATATTGAGAGCGCATTGCATGCTATTAATAATGGAGGAAACGCCTAATGAGTATCGCAAGCGAAATTGAAGACTTGAACACAAATCTCCAAGCCGCTAAGCTAGCCGTTACTACTGCCGGTGGAACTGTGGGGGATACTGGGTTAGCTGGTTTAGCAACAGAAATAGGCACTATCCCTAGTGGAGGGGGAGACATAATTAATGGAGTAATTGCTGATTTCAAGGCAACTTCGTCTACAGTAGACGCAAATACATTTGTGAAGTTCGTGAATGAGCTTAGCACTGGGACGGATACGCAGATATCTACTGGGGCCAATGGATATGAATATGCTTCGGCAACGTTGATAGACGAAAATAAAGTGTTTGTCACCCATCGTTCTGCGGACCAGTTATACGGAGTGGTATGTACCATTAGCGGGACTTCTATCACCACAGGGACCGACACACAGTTGGTTGCTAGTACGAATTCCTATAAATACTCCTCAACTATTGCCATTGACACGAATAAGGTTTTAGTGATGTATGATGGGGCAAACTATCTTAATGGTTTTGTCTGCACGATTGAAGGGACTACTATTACTCCTGGTAGTGCTATTGGGCTTAGTACGGCGCAATATTCTTCCGAGTCGTATTCTGCTACGCTGCTAGAAACAAATAAAGTGTTCATCGCTTATAGGAAAACTGACGCTCTTGGCGGTTTAGTCTGCGTAGTTGAAGGAACTTCTATTCGGTCTACTCGTGAGTATCAATTAACTAGTACAACATTAACTATGCAGGGGGTATCTGCTACCGCATTAAGCAGCGATAAAGTTTTTGTGGCGCATCGTAGTGGAAACTACCTTAATGGTATGGTATGCTCTATATCTGGTGTCGAGATTACTCCAGGCACTGATGTAGCGTTGACTGATAAGTCAAATAGCTATTCCACTTCTTCATCGGTGACTTTGGGTCAAAATAAAGTTTTTGTGGCACACCCAGGCGACGGTTATTTATGCGGCGTAGTCTGCGAAATTTCTGGCACTACTATTACTCCAGGCGTTGATGCGGTGTTAGCAGGGACCTACGTATCTACACCGTATTATTTATCGGCTGTGCGCATGGACAGCGATAAAGTATTTATTGCGCATCGGCAAAGCTCTTATTACTATGGTGTGACTTGTGTCGTAAGCGGCACTACGGTTTTGTTTGGTCCAGATGTTAAACTAGCTACTGCCTCAAACACCTACTATAATATTTCTTCTGTATTGGTAGACACAGACAAAGTATTTACTGCGCATAGAAGCAGTACATATCTTTATGCGTCTATCTGCTCTGTTCCAGATATAACAGTATCGGTTGCAGATTCTCAGGCAAATGTAGTGGGCTTTACTAAAGACCAGTGCACGTCTTCAACCGCTGGCAGAGTCTGTGTGCTTAGTCCATAGCTAAAATTTCCTTTCTCTAAAAATTATAGTAAAATAGAGGCATGGAACCAATACTACCAACGAATGAATTTACAGAGGTAGAGGGGCGATATTACGCTAACCCCCAAGTAAGCTTAGACCGCTCTAACGCCTTTATTGATAATCTTCGAGCTACTCAAGGACAACAAAATCAACAGATAGCTCAACAAACACAAAACTTAGGAACAAATGTTCCTACGAATCTTGGGGGATTGACTGGTGCGAACAGTTATTTCACCAGCAGATATCAAGTTCCGCAAACTAATGCTGCGGTGTCTAATCTTAGGGCTGCAGCGCAAGCTACGGCGTTAAACCAAGCCTTGCAAAACGAGCAAGAGATTTGGAAGAAAAAATATAATGATGCTTATAGAAAATACCAAAAGAGTGCGTACGATAAAACAAATACATCGTCACCTACCAATCCAAATGCTAATCCAACTCAAGAAGGTGAAACAGACGAAAATATTGTGTCTTCTTCTAAATTCTATGGTGTCCCAGATTCTAATATTACTGAAACAGACACACATTATATTTATACAGATCCAGAAACTGGAGAAGAAACTAAGGTATCTAAAGACTATCTAAAACAAATCTATGACGATGATGGTAATATCACAGATGATGGTTTAGTAATTTTAGACACCAGAAGGTTATTGGGGTTATAATATGGTATTAGGTTTATTAGCTGCAGGTTCATTATTAGCTGCCGGTGCAGCCGTTGCAGATACTAAAAGAGATAAGAACAATCAGTGGTGGGATCCAAAAGAAGATGGATATGGGGGGGCGAAGACAGTAGAACAGAGAGTAACACAATATATTACTCAGGGTGGACGCCCAGAATATCAGGAAGCTACATCTCAGCCTAAAACACTTACTGTCTACAACGAGCCATATGCTAAGCAGAATGGTGCTGAATTTGGGACATTCGAATATTACAAGGCTCCTGATGGCACATATACTAGAGATCTATCTAGAATTGCCAATGTGTCGATGGACGATGATGGGAAGATTACGGTCAATATACCAGATAAGTGGAAAGACGATGAAGAGGTAAAAGACTATGTTGACGATTATATGCTGAAGACTTTATCTGGTAATTATAAATTTAACAAAGATGTCAAATACCAAGACCCGTATGATGAGACTAAACAAGTCACAACACAGGAATATATAGACAGGATTAATGATGCTCTAAAATTTAGAGTTGGTGTTCTTGATGCAATGGCTCCGACAAAAGCCAATATGATTGCTAGGTTTGGAGGAACTGAAGCAAAAAATGCAGTGGCCAATAATATATCTACAAAAGATATCATTATTATGTCGATGAAATTTGACAAAGACGATAGTCTTGTGCCAATTCCGGCGTATATGTTATCAGCGTATCCAAATATTGAATTACTTGAGACCTATAATAATGGTTTCGTGCAGAAAAAAGACTTTTTGGAGAATTTCTACAATGTTGAGAATGGCACAATAACAGAAGCTAATGCATATGGCATTGCTACTACTCCAGACAAAATGCTTTCTGAAATAGAAGATATGACCCCCGACGAAGTAGCTAAGACTGTAGCTTTCGGCAATTTTATTAGCCAAGTTGACCCTAAACGATCTAATTGGCAGCAGTTCTTACAAGCCGGAGACGCAATGAGCAGGGGGTTCTATGGTGGTTTGTATGATTGGTTTATTGGGACAAGCGACCTGATAGCCAATATTGCAAACTTTACCATAATAAATGGCAATACTATAGATACCAGAGATTTCTGGAATGGATTTATGGCTGGCGGAATCGGAGAATTCGATGCAACAAAATATATGTCAGAATCCATGCAGGATATGGCTCGTACAAATAAAGATGCATTATCAAAAGCTCAAGCTGGTTACGTACAGGGCAGATTAGCTGGTATGGCTATTGATATGGTCGTGTCTACAGTTATTGTTGGAGAAACAACTAAGGCAGTATCAAGTGCTCTGACGTCTAAAATTACCAGTAAAGGTGCAGAAAAAACTGCAATGACTATGGCTGAGGCTGGAGACGTCTCAAAAGCCACTGGTGTGGCCAATTCTTCTCAGGTGGCGGCAAATACTATAGCTGACGTAGATAGTTTAGGACGAGCATCTGCAAAAGTAGCACAAGGAAGCGCAAATTATAGATATTTCTTTTCTCAGACTTGGGATGAAGCATTCAATCTTTATACAAAAGCATTGGGCGGGACAACAGCAATGCTGCAATCTATGGGCCCAGCCCAATTAGCAGGGGTTATAAATTCCGCTGCTAAAGTAGCTACTGCCGCTAATTTCGCCAATACTGCTGTTAATGTACTTGGGACTATGGTCATAGCTGCAGTTGTCGGAAACAAGGATTTGACTACAAAGGTTTTGTCTAGTAAGGCCACAAGCGACGAAGCAAAAAGCTGGGTTATGCAAGTTGCTTGGGACACCGCTAAAATAGGCGTGTTTTCTATGGCTACCGGATTGGCCTCTGAAGAACTTGGCAGAATGTACAAGGGTTCAAAGTTTGAAGCTGCAATGAGACAATTTAACCAAAAAATGTCTCAAAAAACCAATAAAGTGTTTAACAAGATTAGCCATCCGTGGTTAACATTTATGAAGTGGTATCTGAATAACAAGGCTGCTACTGCTAAGGTTTCTAACGCTAAAGCTAATGCACGGGCTGCATCACAAGAAGCCTTGAAAGAGGCTGTGCTTATGAATGAGATGCGTGCTTACGGCGTTAATCTGTCCACACAGCCGGGGTCTTATGGCGTTAAGCTTGTTGAAGATGCATTGGCGCAGTCTGGGATTGCCCGTGGCGTCACAATGAGTGAAACACTTCAGAATCTTGCTAGAGCTGGCATTGTGTTCGATCCTGCAACTCTGGATTTGTCTGAATATGAGGCGTGGCAGGCAGATTACACTGCTGCTCAGAATGCTTTGACGAAATGGAACGATGTTTCCGGAAACATTTCGCAGGTAGTTCATGAGTTCACCAACCCAGATATCTATCCTACGATAAGCCAACAGATGACTGAGATCAATAATGCAAATGCAGAATTGTTTGAGGCAGAAAAGGAAGCCGGTCTTTTGAACAATGTCGAAATAAAGGCTAATAAGAAACTATTTAAAGAAGATGAAGGATTTATCTACGCATTTCATAGTTTCGAAGTTTCTAGATACATAATTAGAAGGTATGAATTGGGCGTCGTAATAAGAGAGGCACGTGCCAACAACATAGAAAATCTGGAAGAATACCAACCGTATATAGAAGCATTAGAGCGTTTTAACACAGCAGCGGATGGATTAAATAACAAAATTGCAGATATAGTTGTAAACAAATATATACCTGCCCTCACTAAGGCTGAACACGAAATTATAGATGTCATGGTTGACGACGGCGTGTATTCTAGAAGTTTTGTTGAGGCTATGCGTGCTAATGGAAAATTTGGTCCTGATGGTAAAAACTGGATGAGGTTGGTGGCCAAAAAGGATATACCTAAAGGTGCGTATAATCCATTTAGCAAGATGGTCAAACAGGACAATCTTATTTCTCTTAATAGATTTAAGATTCTAGAAGATGATGAGATTACATGGCCGGGCAACGGTTTGCAGGAATTAATTACTGAATACGGTGTTGCAAGGGCCGAAAAAGCGCTTGTTGACACGTCCAAGAAAGCAACTGGGAAAACTACTGAAATTGTTGTTTCATCAGAAAAAACTACATCTGCTGCACTTATGAAAGAATACAAAAGTGATTTCATCAGTGCAGTTAAACAAGGTATAAATTCATTTGTGCAGACTGCTAGCGGGACAGTCGCTATCGGTAAAAAGCGTTCTGCTGAGCAAAAAGAGTTCCTCAATCAGGTTGCTACTGTTGGCGGTGTCAATACAATAGACATTGACGCTCTGCGGGCGGTAATGAGAGAAAAAGGCGTTCCACTAGCTGAAGATATTGTAGATCAAGAATCATTGGACAAGTTTTTAGAAACAGCGTCAGACGAAGCTAAGAAATTGATTCTTGATGTTGTTGGAGAAAAACCTGTTGAGCTAGAGTTGCCAGATGTTTATGATGAGAGGATAATTGACCGAGAAATACTGAAAAACGCACAGGAATTTATCCCTACATTAGACTACCAGACTAGAAAAGAACTTGCTCAGAAAGTAGTTGACAATGGTAAGCCTGGCGAATATATCTTGTTATACCGTGTCCAGAAAGGGAAACCAGATAAGTGGCGACCAAATGATGGAGGTCAAAAGGGGAAGTTCATTGGTAATATTGGTGAAATGGAAGGGGCCGTTTGGCTGACTACTGACCGAGAATGGGCTGAGGGGAAAAACAGGGCTACTGCTATACTTCGTGATGATGGAGATAAAGTTACTAATGAAAATATAGTTGTTATACCGGTCAAAAAATCAGATGTGTTTGACAATTACTACTATGGTGGAGAAGAATACAAGGACGCTAATGCTCTGCGTGAAAAAATCGAAAAGAATAAAAAGAAACTCATATTGACACGCACCATAGAGAGAATAGATGCTATAGAAGAGCATCGTGCAAGGGGGATTAATCCACCAGACATGGACCGTCTCGATATTAAAAATGCATATAACACAGAGCTTATCCTGTTTGAACAAGACCATCCAGAGGTATTAACTGATGGCATGGACTTGATGATGAAGGAGTATCTGAAAGAGAATTCTTCTATAACAACAAAACAGAAGTGGAACGAATTTTGGAAGAAAGCCAGCCCAGAAGTCCGCAAGACAATCCGCAATGAGCTAGAGAAAACTTCACTTCAAACTGGGTATGGGATTAAAGACACTAGAGCAAGGTTGAATGCTCAGGTTCCAGGGTTTGATGTGCTTGACTGGAGCTTATTGGGCCGCGAGCATGTAAATGGTCTTATCCCTGGTGGTTGGTATACAGATAAAGAGCATAGAGGGGCAGTAGCATCGATAGTCCCAGTAAAAGACTTATTAGATATGATGCAAGTTGGTTCTACCTGGGCTCCGTCTGATTTCGATTGGGCTGGGAAAGAACTTTCTATGAGATTTTTCAACCACATCAACACCAAAAACGCTGGAGGTGTAATACCTTTTTCTATTTATTCAAATTCAGTTGATACTGGTGCTGTGAATTTTGACCCTAGGGGTGGTTCATCTATGGGTGCGTATAGTCCTAAAGATGAGCATTTGGCGGCCTATTTATTATATTTGCAAAAAAATGGTATAGAAAAAGTGCCGATAGCAATAAGTTATAATAGGGAGGATATAACTGGCTATGAGGCATTAGAAAAATTAAGAACAGCGGTTAAAAAAGGCGCAAAAGCTAGAAGAGCTAAGAAGCTTCTAAATAAAAATGGTGATGCAACTACCATTTCTTTAGAAAGCATATCTAAGAATTTAGAAACGAAAAGTGAAAAATCTGTTAAATCTACAATCAAGAAGGTACTTGGTGTGGATGATGAGGCGGCGGAGAATTTAGTGCAGGAAGCTAAAGCTATTATTTCTCCTGAGTATCAGGATATTACGTCTGATGTGCAAAAAGCTTTTTCGGAAAATGGAACTATACCTCTT